CTTTTTGGATAGCTACTTCGAAGATAAGACCGTGAAAGGGCAAACCAGGATAATGCGGAGCACCCTGGACACTACCGCCAACGCCTTATCCAAGTTCCTTCTGGGCTTACAGTCTATCGAAGTAGAGACAGCCAACCAGATCATGGATTCGTTCTTGGCCAAGCGAACCGAGTTGCTGGGCGCGGGGTCCGATGTGGATGATCGAGCCGCCAGGACCACAGCAGCCAACACCGGTGAGATCTTGCGCCAGGTGGATTTGGGTGCCAACCTGCGATTATCAGAAGTGCGCGGATCCGACAATAAGAAATTCGCGGTCCTGGACGGGGTTCTAACCCCGCATATGAACACAGTCAGGGGAATCGTGACAGCCGGTGTAGATGTTGCCGACCGGTACATGGGGGGTGGAAACGCCTGGATGCGCTGGGTCCAGTTCCATGATCCGGAGAAAAACGCCTACGTTACCGGTCTAAGGGTCAAGCCCAGCAAGACGAAATCGTTAGCCGAGTATTTTGGCCAGATGTTAGGCAGCGCACACCGGCCAGAGACAGCCTTAGTGGATCTGCAAGCCGGGGATCGCATAGCCATTATGGGATCCAAGGGCGCGGAGTGGGATCTGTATATGGGGCGGGGTGGATCGAGAGAAGGCAAGATCGTGGTGGACAATGCCCGGATCCGCGACAAGGATGTGCTCATGAATAACGGGGCATCCTACAGCGCAATAGGTAACTTCTTCTTTGTGGGAGAAGATAGCTTGCAAGCCTTCTTGAAAAGATTCCCGATCAAGATAGACGAGCCACCGGCAACGAAACCACCGGAAGTCACGCAGAGGCTATACCAGGCCGCAGATCCGCGAGTGCCACAGGGAAATTACGAGCAAGCCGCAGGGTTCATATCTGACGGTCAGATCATGGATGATGCGTGGCCTAAGTTGGTAAAGCCCTTGTTGGAAGGGATGGAGTCTGAAGCGGTTCGACAGTTCAACCAACCGGAGTTCAAAGTAGGCGGCTTCGATGATCCTACGCAGAAGCAATTAGGCCGATATGTGAACCAGGTCAAAGGAGATCTGGCCAGCAGTAAACTAACCACCGTGCGTCACGCTGAAGCGGCGCGGGACTTTGCCTTACTCAACTACAACCGCCGCTATGGTTTCGATAAATACATGGACGTGGTTTTTCCTTATCAGTTCTGGTACACCCGTAGTTTGTTGAATTGGGGTCTTCGCGGTCTGGACCGCCCGTCCTGGTATTCAAATTATGCACGTTTGGCCATGCAGCGCAACCGATATGAGAACGATTTGCCAGAGCGATTGCGCGGCAAGATCAAGATACCTGCACCCTGGATGCCTGATTGGATGGGCGATTCTTTGTATGTGGATCCGGGCCGACAGCTATTCCCGTTCGTGAATATGTTGACACCCTTTGAGCAAATGACCAGGGACCAGAACTATCAGAATGTGGAAGCTGAAAGAATCCTGCAAGAATGGGCCGCCGATGGGACCATACCAAATAGTGATGTAGCCCAGGCCGCCAGAGAAAAAGCGGGACCCGTTTGGGATAAAGCCTTAGCCGAAGCGAAGGTACGCAGGGAGTCGGAGATTTCCAACCCGTTCGATTTCATTTCCATTATGTTTGGTCCTGCCTGGTATCTGAGCACTCCAATGAAGATGTTGGGGTATGACGGTGGGGGGCAGACAATCAGTGAGTTACCTATTACCAGGACCGCCAGGGCCGCTGAGACTGTGACCCAGGACACGTGGGCGGAGCCGGTCGGTAAACTGGTGGGGTTGTTGGGCAAGCCCGAAGAGTGGGCCAGGAAGAAAACAGGACTCCCAGAGTATGGAGAGTACGGTCCCTACTATGTGAAGAGACAGCTTGCCAATATGGTGGCTGAAGGTTTGCTCAGTCCGGAAGAAGCCGAGCAAGCCATGATCGAGGGGAAGGGAGAGTCGTGGGACCAGGCGCGAGAACGTGTGGAGATGGAATTGGCGATGCGGGTACCTGGTGCATCCGCCACTTATGCGGGCCTTCATGGTGGACCGGTTGAAGGGGCGAAAGCCCTACCAATGTCTTTGTTCGGATCCGGATTGTTGCCCGAGGGCGAGTTGAGATACCGGGGATTGAAGGAGAAATGGAATGCAGCCTGGCAGGAGTACGATGCCGGTAACGAAGATGCAATCAATCAGTTCTTCGACGATCATCCGGAATACGAGGCTTATCTAGCCAAGGGTAAAGACGAAGGCGAGTTGTTGCGGTCCTTCCTGGTTGGCCAAATATGGGACAACTACATGGGGATGGAGAAAGCAAACCGCAAGGTAGTAGCTGGTCAGATGGGGTCGCTATTCCGACAGTCATTCTTAGACAAGGAGACCAGATCTTATGACTCTATTGACACGCAGACCTTGGCGGCCTGGTCGCGGATGCTCAACGCCAGTGTTCCTGAAACCGAGCAGACCAAAGAGATTGTTCAAATTCCAGAGTACATATTCCCGCAATTACAGGGAATTCCAGCCCCTCTCACCAAAAGCTTGGGCGAATACGAGAAGTGGAAGGAGCAGAACCACCCTGGAATAAACCAGGTCCAGACTATTTACTACGGGACTCCCAAGGAGAAACGCCGCCAGGTATTGGCTATCTTCCCGCAGCTTCTTGATTATTGGCGTGAGCGCAGGGGATACTTAGCCGACCATCCGGAAGTGGCGCAGTTCATTGACCGCGAAACCGCAGAAGGAATCGTACAGGGTGAGATCCCCCCGATTGGGATGGATCAAGAGCAAGCCCGCGAACTTCTCATGCACTACCGCCCGCCAGACTTCGCAGCACCGGCCAGGACCTACGAGTTTTACATGGCCGAGGCGAGCGACACTTTGAAATTGCAGTTGGTGAACTATGCCGTGACCGGATCCAAGTTAGGACCAGGCGCATTGTCTGAGTTAGATAGGATATGGGAAGAAGCAGGAAAGCCATCCGAAGATCTGGCTGAATTCATCGATGATATACTCGTGCCTACGATGGTGATCGGCCAATGAAATACCCCATTCCCACATATGGGGGTCAAATTTCAATGATATCATTTAACGATCGCAAAATTTACTCAATGAAAATGGAGCTCGTGTACCCCCATATGTGGGAATCGAAAAACGTGGCCACAGGAACGATTCTAAGCAATTTATATTAGGTGACCCATATCCTGGGATACCGTAATTCAATAGAAATTGGCGAAGATTACAGGAGATATGTTGTTATGGAAAATAACAAGCACCTAAAAAGCGGAAACCTATATCGGGGCCTATTGGATGGCCAGGAAGAAAACCCCGTAGAATCGCACACAGAGCCGCAGCGGCTAACGCAAGGTGAAGGCATAATATGGTTGGTATTGGCGGTATTGTGCGTGTTCGCGTTATGCACAACGGCCTAACACAGCGTGCAGCAAACCATTAGGGATTTAGTGTATAATCTGGAAACAATTGAATACGTAAGATCCTAGACGTAAAACGCAGGATGCCCCCAGGAATGGGCGCATCCTGTTTTTTTTTAACAATCGAATAAGTTATTTTTCCTAGACGTAGAACGCGGGAGCCTTGATTTTGGCTCCCGCGTTTTTTCGTACCTTTGAATGGAGGCAGTGAAAATGGGTAAGCCAGAAGAGGACGTTCTTCTTGATGGAGATCCTGACGACGAGGAGCAGTTACTGGATGAAGATCCAGGAGCAAAGCAACTCGAAGAAGAGCAGGAACCAGGCGAAGAAGAGGAACAACCTGAACAGGTAACTCAAGCGTGGGTCGAAGGGCAGATCGAATCAGCAAAACGAGAAGCCTTCGGCTACGCAGATCGAGGCCGTGTCAAGCTAAAACAACAATTGGATCAAGTCGAAGCAACGATCAAGACCGCCGACGACTTTGGCCGCCCCTTCTCCGAAGCGGAGCAGGAGCAATTGAGAGCCAAGGCGCGGGCGGACGCAATGATGCCAGACGACAACGATCCTTCCGGAGACGTATCGAAGGAGCAAGCGCAAGAGATTCAATACGTCATGGATGAGTTAGGCGCAGACAACCTACGCCTTGAAGGAAAGTACGGCTTCAAGGTTGACCAAAAGGATCCTGAGGTGTCGATGATGCAAATCACCGGCGACCCAAAGAAGGATCGGGCCAGCCAAGAAGCTATGTTCAAGGCGAAGGCGAAACGGTTGAAAGACTCCAAAGAAGGTGATGACGGTCCGCCACAGCGCGGGCGCAAACAACCAAAAAAGAAGTCATCCAAAGCGAAGGTTCGTGCGGCAGGGGCCGGGGGCGGCGGGCAGCCTAACCCGATTGTCAACGAAGAAGATACCGACAAACTGTACGAAATGGCCGCAAACGACCTACCGGAGGATTGACCCACCTGTAGGAGTACAAACTAATGACCACAACCCTTGTAGATTATTTCAAGGCAGCACCGGACGCACTCACCAAAGGTTTCATCGGTGACTTGCTTCGGTATTCCGATCTATGGCGGATTGTGCCATTTGCTACCGAGAAAGACCTGAAAGTTACGGGTACTCGTTACCAAACATTACCATCAGCAGCCTTCCGTAAGTATGGGGCCGGTTACACAGCAAGTGAAGGTGTGACCGAGAACGTCAGCGAAACAATGGCCTTGCTAGGTGGGGATGTGAAGATCGAGAAAGTCGGAGCAAAGCGCGATCTGAAAACCCAAATGGACATGAAAGCCCAGGCAGTGTCCTTCAAATGGAACGATACCTTTATCAATGGCGATAATGCCGTTGATGCCGATGGGTTTGAAGGTGTCAAGAAACGCAATACAAACATGCCCTCCCGGATGACAGTTTACCTGGATTCCGACGGGGATGGGACCGGCGATGCCTTGAAGGTATTGGCCAGTGCGGCCAACGAAAACGCCTTCATCGATGCCCTTCACAAGGCTAAAAAACGCGCCGGTGCAACCCATATCTTGCTGAACGAGGATAGTTACCTTGGCCTTGGCCAGGTCCTTCGTCGGTTGAATCTCAATACAACCATGATGGATGCTCACGATCATGAGTGGGACACCTTTGCGAAATTGCCAATGGTCGATGTCGGTTTGAAAGCCGACAAATCCACTGAAATCATCACCAACACCGAAGATCCTGGGGATGGGGGGAACGATGCGTCAAGCATCTATTTCGTCCGCATGGATACTCGCGATGGCCTGCACGCCATTCAGTTGGAAGGTTTCACTGGACCCAAAGTCTACGATCCCCTAAACGGCGGCGAGATGGAGTCGGGACCGCAGTACCTTCGCCGAATCGACTTCACATGCGGACTGTTCTCTCTGAGCCAGTACAGCATTTGCCGTGTCCAGGGCTTCAAGATGGCGGCCGCCTAAAGGAGCATGACATGAGAGACAATTCTTTCTTCTCTGAAGATGCAGCAGTTGCCGCCGATGCAATGGCGACCACCGAATTCAATATCAAGAAGACACCAGGCGCAGGAATCTGGTTGCAGTTTGTTATCACTCGCAATGATGACGATGCAGACGAAACTCTTGATATCTCAATTCACGGTAAGGCTACTGCGACAGTAGCGGAAACTGACGATCAGATTGGGGTGATCCCCCAAATCGTGGATGCCGTTTGTGCCAATGGTGCAACCATCGTGCGTGAGGTTCTGATCCAAACAGAGTTCGCCTATATCAACGCCTACTACGACGTTGGCGGTACTACACCGTCTTATGACATCGACATGTCGATTGTGTCGGGTCCTTCTACTGGCCAGGTAGGCTAAAGAAAACTTGGGCTTGTAGCCCATATAAAAAAGGTCGGGGGCAGTTCCCATAGCCCCCGACCGCTTTCATAAAGGAGTAACGATGTTTTACCGCTTTCGCGCAACAGTCCCCGTAAATATGTCTTATGAAGGAAAGGTCGCAGGTATCGCCTTCCAAAACGGACAAGCTACCTTTGATAAGGATTCCTTGGATGCCAGGTTGGAAAAATCCCTTGCTACGGTAGTTCGCGAACTACTAGATCTAGGCTACACAGTTGTTGCCTTGACCGCAGAGAATGAACCGGTTGAGAAGTCGATACGGGAAGTTTTGAAGGACCTGGACAAAGCCGAGAAACGAAAAAGCAAATCCAAAGACCCTGACGGAGATGGCGAGAAGGCGGACTCCAAGGAAAAGAAGTAAACCAATCACCCGCCTAGCGCGGGTTTTTTCCTTAGTAAGTTGGAGGATATATGGCAACACTTTCATCCATGACGCTACGTTTGGCCAAGACTATTACCGATGTACGGGAGTCGGTAGCAACGGGGGGATCTGCTACCACCCTGGAGGACAGCGAACTATCAGGGATTGCCGACTATTCAAAGGGAACTATCTGGATCTTATCTGGAACGCACATTGCTAAGTCCAGGGAGATCTTGGAGAATCCCCAGGACAAGTTTGAGTTTGCGACTTTGGGTAGCGCCTTGGCGGGCGATGAGAGTTATGCCGTAGCCGACCAGAGAATCAGGCGCGACCTTCTCATGAGTGCGGTGAACGAGGGTCTACGCAAGGTCAAGAAAAGGACCACTGAGGATGATAGCAGCCTTACGGTTGACGCAGAAGTGGACACATACACCTTACCCGCAGGGGTGAGCGACTTGACGAAAGTTGAAGTGGCCAGAAACACTTCCACACCTTATGGCTACGATGAGGTCTTCCACTGGGAGGAGATTGGCGGTGAGTTGCGTTTTGGTTACGACTACCGCCCGAAGGAAACAGGCAACAAGATACGCCTAACTTATAAGGGCGCACATGTTGACGTGACAGACGAAAGCACCAGCCTGGGGATAACGAACCTGGATGAAGAAGCTGTCTTTTGGCGAGCCTTGATCGAGGTCGTGCGTCCATTACGGAAGCTACGACCCAAAGACAAAGCATTGGCAGATCTGTTCACAGAAGCCCAAACTGAGTGGCAGCGCAGGGTCCCGGAAGAGGATCAACGACCACCAATTTATGCGGAGTGGTAAGAAATGGAAGAAGAAGTCAAGGATCCCAACCCCGCTTTTGATTTGTGGCTTGCAGATGGCCAGCGTTTGATTGGCCTGGTTGCGGAAAACGACGAGTTAGGCCGTAACCCGGTTGAACAAAGCACCCTGAAAACATCTACAGGCAATCAGAGTCATTCGGATTTGAAACCGCCTTATACCGTCATCGCCCAGGACGACTTCTCGGGCGGGCGAGCGAGCCGACAGTTTGAGGTGGATGTCACGAAGTTTTTGGATTCTTACCGGGCCAACACAGAGCGCAACACCGGAGTGATATTAGGGGGGCGAGAGACTTATGGAACTAATTTCCGCGATGAGATTACATACCTGCCAGGCAGTATGCGGTTTATACCGCTTATTGGTGGGGACCACAGACAGTATCTAACAAAGCGTATCTATTGTAATAGTGCTATGGATGCGGAAGAGTTATGGGCCTGGTTGCGTCCAGTGGGGGAACCTGGTGATTGCACACTTCGTTTGAGAGCCGACAACGGCGGTGCGCCACATACAGTCTTACAGACCGAAACGGTGGACGCGGATAATTACGAGGTATTACTTACTGAGCTAATCGTCAAGACTATCACCACCGAGGCGTTATCCGGATCCACATATTACTGGTTCGAAGTCTTTGGACACGATGATGACAACGATAAAAACCATTGGGAAGTCGGGGTCCTGGAAAACGCAGGGACAACTAAGAAATCAAGTGATGGATCATCATACGCTAACGACACGATTGATTTGTATTGTCGTGTTGTTGAAACAAACGCAGGTAATCCTGGAAGGTTGTTTGATTACAAAGGGGTGAAATACTTAGTTACTCAGCCTGGTGATGGCACTGCATCTAAGTTGTGGATGAACGGGGCCAGGGGTTTATGTGTTTCGAACACCGGCGCATTGGGGAAAGTGAAGTGTGCAGCCGGTCATGGTCTTTCTTCAGACGAGGCGACCGGGTCCATAGTGATGCTAATTGCCGGTCCGGGCAGTACCGAGGCACAGAATTGGCGAGAGATTACGGGTGTACCAGCAGCCGACGAATTTTCAGTGGATGAAGATTGGCTTATTGAACACACCACCGATACTGCTTTTCTCGTGCTTGGTTGCGACAAATGGACCGAGATCGATGTCAGCGCTTACATCACAAAGCCGGTCACGGATGTCTACGTTTCTAACGCCGAGTTTGTTTACTTTTGCCAGGGTGAAGAAGCAAACATTGTGCGCATGAAAGAGGAGGATGGGGGTAGCAGTTGGGACCGGACCCTGGTTGTAGAGGGCGCCGAGAAAGCATTACACCTTATGGAATACAACAACAGTGGGGACATGTATATCGTAGGGATCAATGACGCAGGTACAGCAAAAGAACAAATCACACCGACTACCTGGACGGACCTGGCTTTTGGATCCGACTTCGATGTCGATGTTCCCCACCACCGCTTTACTGGTGCAGAACGCTACAAGGATTACGGCTTAGAAGACGTTGTTGTGCTCTTCAAAGAGAACGGTCCTTGGCAATGGAAAGACGAAGCCGTTGACACAATGAGCACTCCGGAAATGGGGGCCATTGCAAGTTGGAAGAATGGCCGGGTGCATGGCCGCCAGGGTAGCTATCTTTACTTCTCTGTTCAAAATAGTTTCTGGCGCTTCTATCATCCAAACTTTGATGACATTGGACCTACCAACGATGAGGGCTTGCCGACCAATCGGCAAGGACCTGTTTCTGGTTTCGTTCCATATCCCGGTCGTTTTTATATCAGCATAGATGCCGGTGTTAGTGGTTACTCGTCGGTACTGGCCAACACTGGCGGCACGTCTTATCACGAATCGTATCGCGCCCCGCTTGGTCAAAGGATCTATGACATAGGGTTTCAGGTTGTACCGGGCAATTCACCAGATCGCATGTGGATCTTGCAGGGTGCGGATCTTCTTTACATCCCATTCCCATCAGAAACTTATGATCCTTACACGGACAGCAATTATCTATTTACTCATGAGGGCGTGATTGAACAAGGGGAAATGACCGCAGGTTTATACGATGTTTTCAAGTATTGGAACAAGCAAAAAATCAGGTCCAGGAATCTGATCAGAGACGATGAAACGGGGATCATGAAAACCTGGATGGAATATGACTACCGTGTGAGCGAAGATGATGCGTGGAGCACGTTGCGCGATCCATTCTCAATCAGTCCGGTTGAGGAGCATGAGCTAGAACCCGACTACGGTGTTTCCAGTCAGATCTTGTACGGCCGGATCCGCATGTATTCAGCGGATCAAACCAAAACTCCAAAGTTGTTGGCAACCGCCTTGTCTGGTGTGACTGTATCTGAACCTAAATTCACTTACGAAGTAACAGTTGCGATTGGGTTGAAAGACAAAAACGGGGATCCAATTGATGCGTCCACAGTTGAGACGATGAAGATCCTGGACAAGTGGTGTGGAATTGCTAGACCGTTGAGACTTGGGAGTCACAACCCTTTGTATGACAACAAGCGGGTATTCTTGATGCCTTTGCCGACTGATTCAAAAATAGAGTATCTCCAGGTGGGCGAATATGAATATAAAGCCCATCTAATTTTGCAAGAGGCCTAATGACATTCAAGATGCCAAGCGCCAATCACAAGATCAAGATGAGTGGTGGTTCACGTAGTCGCGTGAAGCAGATGAAACGCGCTCCACAGGTGAAGGTCGAGGAGAAAGAGGAACCCGGTTTGATAAACGGGAGGGAGCCGAAATCGCTTTGGGAATGGTATATGGCGTTGGCATTATGGGAATTTGGGTGGGAGGGTTTCTTATACCAACTTGCGGTAAAGGGCGGTTATGCAATCAGGGGTGGCCAGGTCTTGGACTTTCTAGTTCCAACCAAACCAGCCTGGACTCCTTTGGCGGTAGATGGTGGTCACTGGCATAGCGATGTGGATGAGGAAAAGTTCAAAGATGCTCAGTTATTGAAAGCACTTCGGAACATGGGTTATTTCGTGACCCAGGAAGTAAAACACGCAACCGATAAAAACGCGGCCAGCAAAGAAAGGGCAAGGCGTTTTGTAGCCAAGACCTTTGGGAGAATATGATGACCAAGAGAACCGTAATCAAGGATGCTGTCCCCTGGATAATTGAAATTGGAAAGAAGAACGAGCGAACATTGACAATTACTGAAACTGACGAATCCCCAAAGGACCTAACCGGATATTCGTTTTTTTGCGAGATCCGGGCTCGTGGCGGTGGCCGTTTATTGGTCACTGTTTCGGTAGATGAAACAGACATTGCAACCGGTGTTGTGATATTAGAAGTGTCCAAAGCAGCCGGTGAAGCGGTTGGAAGAATAAAGGGGGTGTACTCTGTGATGATGCAGGAGGACGCAGATAAACCAAATACGATTTGTCTTTTCCGGGGTGATGTTACGTTCATAAAGTTGGCAACGGAGGTTTCCGTGTCATGAAGATTATTGTAGAAGATCATGCAGAACACATTCATATAGAAGAGAATGTAATAATGGTCGTGGAGGTTGCGGATGCAATCTTCCCGCCTGGTATTTCTTCAGCTTTACTGACAGACGAAGGGGATATGATCGTCCGGGGTGCGTCCGCCCCGCAGAAGTTTGCTAAGGCA